GGTTAAAAAAATAAGCGAAATGGTTGAAAATATAAACGATACCAACATAAAGAAAATGTCAGAAAAATTTGGAATCAATGAAAAAGAAATGAAATTGGCTTTACAAACAACAACATCTATTAAAGATGCTGCATCTGGAAGACGTGAAGTAATGAAGGAAGCTCATACAAAAATGGTTAAATCCATTCAAGAAGAAGATTTGAAAGAAAATCCTAAAGCATATCCAGCAAATGAAGATGCTGACAATGGTACATACCAACAGGCTTATGTTAGAGATTATTTACATAGAATGCACTTTGATGCGTATATTGGTGGTGAAAGAGATGGTGTGAGCTCACAAAATATAAATGGTGATAATGTTGAACCATCGTATTATAGAGAATGTTTAGCAGAATTATCAGGATATACGGGTAAAATTGAGAATCAATCAGGCCGTGATGGATTAGTAGAGCATTTAACAAAAAGATTAAGAGTTTATTCGGACAGCGACTCGGTTGCATTTGGTAATGGAAAATCATCTAAAGAAATAGGTAAAGAGGTGTATAGAACGAAGGGGGAAGCAAAATCTATTTTAGGTGGATTGGGTAAAGATTTACAAACATGCTTAAAAGGTAAAGCATCAACTAAATAAAAAATAAATAATGAATACACAACTACTTTGCTTATTCACAATCAATACGGAGTTACAACATTCCATTGATTTCATATTAGACAGGTATGAAATAATAAACCCCAATGTCTTCGTTTTGGAAAGCAAAGTAAGACCAGAAGAGTTATTCATAACATTTAACGTAATGAAAGGTTCAGCGCCAATATCATCTAATTGGAAAACTATACTTGTCCATAGAAAAAAGCAGACAAATACTATATACACTATAAACGCACTCAATGAAGTAGTAAAATCAATGACAGGTGGCCAAACCGATAATTCATTTATGATTGATTGGGAAGAGTTTCAAAATTGCATTCTAACTACATCGAATACGGGCTACAAAAAAATTCCTACAAAAATCCACAAGAAAATCAATTTGGAAAATTAAATTATTTTTCTTATATTTGATTTATGGCAACAAAGAGATTCAAACCCATAGAAATAGAAACCGATAATCCGGCTACTATTTTCAATGATTATAAATTGGAATTATCCAAAGCTATAATTCATGCTGTAGATTTTGGACTTCGTAATAAAAAGAAAAAAGTAGATTTTGCTTATATCATTATTAAAGGGTTATTAGTTATAACACTTTCAATAGATAGTAAGGAATATGTAGACCTTTTAGAGCAAAACATAGAAAACCTTATTGAGTTTGAAGAATATGAAGATTGCGCATTAGCAATGAAATTAAAAAACAAAATAAATAAAAATTTACAAAAAAATGAGTTACAATTACAAGTACAAGAATCCGGAAGTAGTAAAACAAATTGAAGAACAATATCCTGAGATGACTAAGGAATACCTTAATATCATTATGGAAGGGTATGAAACATTTTGTGCAAAGCAATCCAATTACGGACCACATAACATTTCAGTAGGAACATCATTAGAAACCGATGATGATAAGAAATTATCCCTTACAGGCCTGTGGTTTAGAATGAACGATAAAACACAGAGACTAAAGCAATTAGTAGTATTGGGAAAGCAAGATAATGTAGGAGAAGCAGTAGATGATACCTACCAAGACCTCTCTGTATATGGGGTTATAGCACAATTGGTAAGTCGTGGTAAATGGGCAAAATAAATTTGGTAAATCCAATTAATTTTCGTATATTTATAATAACAAAAGAGAAATAGGTTATATTTAGTAATAGAGATATTGCAATAAACCTCAACTTTAAACTTAATTTTTAAACCTTAAAACAACAAAAGCAAATGGACATTTCATTAGCACTGAATCGCTTTAAAAGCCTTCAAAACACATCAAAAAAGTCTGACTTAATTTGGAAGCCAGCAAACGGAAAATCACTTATTCGTATTGTTCCGTACAAGTTCAACAAAGACCTTCCTTTCATTGAACTTTATTTTCATTACAACATTAACAACAAAACTTATCTGAGTCCTATCTCATTTGGTAGACCTGACCCAATCGTTGAGTTTGCAGAAAAACTTAAACGTACAGGCGATACTGATGATTGGAAAGCAGGTAAGAAAATGGAGCCGAAACTTCGTACCTTTGTACCCGTTATCGTACGTGGTAAAGAGAATGAAGGAGTAAAGTTTTGGGGTTTTGGTAAGACGGTATACCAGGACATTTTAGGTTACATAGCAGATCCTGATTATGGTGATATTACTGACCCAAACAACGGTAGAGATATTGTGTTGGAAGTAACATCAGCTGAAGAATCAAACGCATCTTATCCTACAACTACAATCCGTGTTAAACCGGCAACATCTAAAATACATTCCGATCCGGAAACCGTAGACCAGAGGTTGAACAATCAAAGAGAAATTACTGAATTGTATTCGGAATTATCTTACGCAGAGTTAAAAACTATCCTTGAGAATTGGTTAAACCCATCAGCAGCCGCAACGGGCGATGATGAAATAATTGATGAATTGGAAGCACCAAAACCAAAAGCAACCACTACAACTGCTACAAACAAACCGGCGGCAAAACCAAACCCAGATGATGAATTTGGTGACTTGCCTTGGGAAAAGAAAGCAGAACCTTCAAAAGCAAAAGATGATGTAGCATCTGCGTTTGATGATTTATTCAATTCATAATTAAAACCAACTCAATGGCCAAAAAAGCAGTAGATGATTTAGCAAGTATTCTTGCTGACTCCCTAAACAAACAAAATAAGGAAGGAAAGATTGCATACTTTCTAACCGGCGATGGCGGAGATGCACCAACCAATGTAAAGGATTGGCTATCTACCGGAAACGCTATGTTAGATGTAGCAATATCCAATAGACCTTATGGTGGTTTGCCAGTTGGCCGCATCACAGAGATTACGGGTTTAGAGCAGAGTGGAAAATCTCTGCTCTCTGCCCATCTTCTGGCTGAAACACAAAAGAAGGGAGGTGTTGCAGTATTGATTGATACGGAAACGGCAGTAAACAAAGATTTTTTAGAGGCATTAGGAATGGATATATCCAAACTCCTTTATGTTTCAGTTGATACAGTAGAGGGTATCTTTGAGGCTTGTGAAACTATTATTGAGAAGGTAAGAACCGCTGATAAGGACAGGTTAGTAACAATCGTAGTAGATTCAGTAGCAGCCGCTTCTACATTAAAAGAATTGGATGCCGATTATGGTAAAGATGGTTACGCAACGGACAAAGCAATTATTATTTCCAAAGCAATGAGAAAGATAACCAATATGATTGGTCGTCAAAACATCGCATTGATATTTACAAATCAGTTAAGACAGAAGATGAACGCAATGGCATTCTCTGACCCTTGGACTACATCGGGAGGTAAAGCATTAGCATTCCATGCTTCAGTACGATTGAGATTAAAGAATATGGGTTCACTCAAAGTAGGAGATAGAATAGTTGGTATTAAAGTTCGTGCTCAAATCGTTAAGAATCGTATGGGCCCACCACTAAGACATGCCGATTTTGAAATTTACTTTGATAGAGGTATTGACAACTATGGTAGTTGGCTTGGCTTAATGAAAGATAATAAAATCGTAAAGCAGGGTGGAGCTTGGTATGAATATACTGACACCGATACCGGCGAAGTAATTAAATTCCAATCAAAAGATTTCGCAAAAATATTAGATGATGAAGCAATTAAAAAGCAGATTTATCTTAAAATATGTGAAGCAACAATATTACAGTACAAGTCAACAACGGATGAAGTTGAAATAACAACGGACGTATCATATGAGTCAGATTAGTAAAAAGTATTTAGATATTCTAAAACAAATAGATGATGAGCACAAGGAGTTCGGTGATTTACAAAGGAACTCAAAAACATTGGTTATAGACGGGTTAAACACTTTTATTAGGTCTTGGTCAACAGCACCAAACCTCAATGATAATGGCGACCACATTGGAGGCATAGTCGGTACTTTAAAAAGTATCGGCTTCGCTATCCGAACTCTCAACCCAACCAGAGTTGTTATCGTTTTTGATGGCAAAGGCGGCTCCGCTTCCAGAAAGGAGATATTCGCAGGGTACAAATCCGAAAGAGGTAAGAATAAGATTAAAATGAGGTTAAATCGTGCAGCAACTGTAGAGATGAACCCAGAAGAAGAAAGTGCTTCAATGAGAAGGCAAATGCACTCACTCGGAGAACTACTATCATGCTTACCCGTTACCATTATGATTTATGATGGTATTGAAGCAGATGA